TTATCATATATATATACTTTTGAATTTAAATCCATATTAGTTACTATCATGATTAAAAAAGTTATTATTTCATCTTTTTTATCAATATATTCTTCCTTCTAATGTTTATTCAGTTATAGATTATATTTATACTTTACTTAATTTAGTGTATAAAAAACCCAATGAATCATGTCTAAAAAATTGAAATATTAATATTTCAATTATTATGATCTTAATTAATGACAGAAACATTTAATATTCAACATAAAATGGTACTAGATTCTGGAAATTACACAGAAGAAGATCCACCTGTATATTTCAATTTCAAATATGAGCCTGACCATTTTCAGAAATGGGGATTCAAAGCAATTGCTGAAAATAAAAATATTTTAGTAACTGCTCATACTGGAGCAGGAAAAACATGCTTAGCTTTATATTCAATTGGAAAATGGTTATCCGAAAATTCAGATAACCAAGTTATTTATACATCTCCAATTAAAACTTTGAGTAATCAAAAATTTAAAGAATTTGGAGAACATTTTGACGATGTTGGCATTTTAACAGGAGATGTAAAAATTAATCCTTCTGCTAAATTATTAATTATGACAGCCGAAATTTTAAGAAATTCATTACTGAGAAAACCAAACGAAAGAGTATATGAATGGAATTTTAATCCAAATTCAGTAAAATGTGTTATTCTCGATGAAGTACATTTTATTAATAATCCTGAAAGAGGAAAAGTTTGGGAAGAAATTATTACTAACTTAGACCCTTCAATACAATTAGTAATGTTATCTGCCACAATATCTGGAGCAGAAAAATTAGCTAATTGGGTATCAGAATTAAAAAAGAAACCATGTCATCTAATTCCAACAGCATTTAGACCAGTTCCATTGCATCATTATATTTATCATAAAGATGAACTTCATTGTGTTAAAGACAATACTTCATGGAAGGAAGGTAAATGGAGTCAAGTAACAGATAGTATTAAAAAAAGTAATAAAGGAAAACATACTAAAAATAAATTTAATATTAATCAGTTATTTGATTGTATTCAATATTGTCAAAAACATGATATTATACCAATTAATGTCTTTCTGTTAAATAGAAGTTTAACAGAAGAAATAGCTAAGAAGATTCCTTTTAATCTAAATGATGCTATAGAAGCTGCTGAAATAAGAAGCATTTGGAATAAATATCTATTAAAATATAGAGATGTATATCAATATACTGATCAATGGGACTTTTTACTAACCTTGGCACAGAAAGGAATAGGTGTCCACCATTCTGGTATAATCCCAATACTAAAAGAGGTAGTTGAAATTTTATATGAAAAAAAGTTAATTAAAGTTCTAATAGCAACCGAAACTTTTGCTATGGGAGTTAATATGCCAACCAGAACTGTTGTTTTCACACAAACTACAAAATATGATGGAAATGGAGTTAGGTCCCTTCGACCTGAAGAATATTGTCAAATGGCTGGACGAGCAGGTCGACGAGGAATTGATACATTTGGTACTGTTATAATATTACCAGAAAATGAGATGTTATCTGAATCAGAAGCTAAAAGTATGATTACATCACCTCCTCAGAAAATATCTTCTAGATTAGAAATAGATTATTCATATGTTTTAAAGCGCATGGCATTGAAGATTGAAGAAAAGAATGATGAACATGTTGTTTCTTATTTAGCAAAGAGTATTACAAACACTCTTTTATCAAATGAACTAGATAATCAAAATAATGTTCATTTTGAAGAATTGGTTAAATTAAAAGAAAATTATCATCAATTTAGTAATTTAGAAGAGTCATTTAGTAAATATACTCAAATAAAAGATATAGAGGATAAACTTGAATTTCATAAAACATCTTTCATAAAAATGACAAATAAAATGACAAAAAAGTTTAATCAGGAACTTAAAAAATTATATTCTGAAATAGGAGATAACAAATCTAAATTAGAAGAATGGTACACATATAATTCAAAAATTAAACAATTAGAAAATATACTAAATTTTAATAAAAGTCAATTTGAAAATCAAATTAAAATTGTTTTGGATTTTCTAATAGAATCAAATATAGCTTATTATCAGGATGATTATAAACTTACACCATTAGGTAGAATTGTGTCTGAAGTCAATGAATGTAATCCAATTATTCTTGGACATATTATTTCGAATGAATATTTTAATAAACTGGACTTTAAAGAAATAGTAGCTTTCTTATCAATATTTATTGCGGATCATTCAATCGAAGAACCACGTATATCAGATTTAAATATCTCCAAACATTTTTCATCAATATTAGATAAAATTTCCGTATTAGTTGATACTATGGTGGGATATGAAATAAACATTAATAATAAATTACCATTTAAATTTTGGTCTAATTGGGATTTACATTTATCAATGTTCCAAGTTATAATGGAATGGTCTAATGGTACTTGCAAATGGAATGAAGTAAAACATTTGTATAACACATTTGAAGGTAATTTTTGTAGAAATGTTCTTAGATTAGTTAATCTTATAAGAAATGTTGAAAGCATTGCATTATTAACAAATAATGCAGAACTTCTTAATAAATTAGATGGATATCAAGAGAAACTAATTAGGGATATTGTAATTATTGATTCTCTTTATTTATAATTATTCTTTTTAAGTGTCTACTTTTTCTTTATCATTATTAAAATCTATTTTTACAAATGGAACTAAACTTAATATTTTTTTAACAAATAAAGTAAATGTTTTTGGAATATTACTAAACTTGAAATTTTTAAAATAGAATATATTCATTAAATAATTGTATAACTCTGGACTTATGTGTTTCAATAAAAACATAAATAGCACACAATATATCACGGTCTTAACTATTTCCCAAGCAAGTCCAATAAAATGATTGCATACAAGAAAAACAAGGATCATTGTAATTGCTAAATTTTTGCTATTAAAGTTCATATATTTCTTATTGAGAAATTAAATAATTTAAAACAATTTAAATTATTTAAAATCTAATTATATATAATGGAAAACAATTATTTTCAATTATATCAGAAATATAAAAGCAAATATATTTCTTTAAAATCAAAGATAGACAATCAACAAACAGGTGGAGGAGACGAAGACGCTGATAAAAAAGATGTTTTCTTATTTAAGGCAGACTGGTGTCCTCATTGTAAAAATTTTATGTCTCATTGGAAAAAACTAGAATCTGATCATGGTAAAAAATATAATTTCATAACATATGATAGTGATAAGAATAGTGAAGAAATAAAACAGTGGTCTATTCAAGGATACCCAACAATCATGGTAAAGAAAGGAAATGATGCTATGGAATATGTAGGTCCAAATGAATATAACGCTGTTCTTAATTTTATAAAAAATTCCTAATTAGAATATTTTTCAATAAATTCATTATTATCCGTTAATATCCTTTCTAAATAATTTATATCAGAATCATTTCTATTTATGATTTTTATAATATTATCAATATTTTCAATACCCTTTATATATTTATTATTTGTATCTCTAACATATGAGATTGATATATCTGTTTCTGTAATATTTATATCTTTTAATTCTTTTGTTAATTCTTTTAATTTAACTTTTTTTAATTTTTTACAATCACTAATAATATTCTTCTTACTCTTTACCTTCTTATTTTTATCAATTAATATAACATTATTCAATGCAGATAATTCTAATAAATTTTTTAATGACTGTGAATTAAAGCATTCTTTTGGTAAATCATAATCTTTATAATAATCTGAAATTTTTATAATATTTTTATTATCGTTCATTTAAAAAAACTAAGGTTTTTTTTAATTTTTAATTTTTAAATTACGTTTCTAAACAAAGTCTTAAATATATAACATATGGTAATAATGTCTTTTTAAAAATATGTTGAAATCTATGTTCTCGTAATATATCTTTTTGTTCAAAATTTAAATTATCAATATCTTGTATTTCTAATAATTCTATGTTTAAATCATCCAATTTATCATTTATTATATTTAAATTTTCATTTATTGATGATATTAAATTTAAATTTTTATAATTCATATCTAATTTTGAAGTATCTAATTTTTTTATATCATTAATTTTTGTTAATATTTTTCTACTTTTTATTTCTATACTATCTGTAATTTCATCTAAAGATTTTATATTCATTATAAAATATATATAAACTTTCTTTATATATTATTATTTCAAAATTCCTAAATCTTTCAAATCACTTAATATACTATTAAAATTATTATCTTTATCTTTTTGGTTATATTCATAATTAGTTTGTTGATTTTTTAAATCTGAAAATTCTTTAAAATTATTTGGATTAGAAGTTGGTATAGTATTTTTTAATGGTTTAAAATCAAATTCTTGTTTATCTCTTTCTTGTAATCTTTGGTTGATCATTAAATCCATTTGAGTAGATTCTTTATCAATTTTATAAACAGCTTTGTCCTTATTTACAATATCAGGATTAATGAATTCATCCTTGAATGTATATTTACTATTATCACGGTCTGATATTACTTTTGAATAATTTTTTGCAATATCAGGATTATATTTTTTGTTTTTTATAAAAATATTTTTGTCCATTAAATTTATAGATAAAATAATTTTTTAAATAACGAATTAATATTAAAAATTAAACTAACTAAAGAAATATACCCTTTAAATTTAAATGAATTTATATGAAACATTAGAATTAGAACCAATGGCAAGTTTAGATGAAATAAAGAAAAATTATAGAAGACTTGCCAAAAAATACCATCCAGACAAGAACAAAGATGATAGTAGTATTATCAAATTTCAAGAGATAACATCTGCTTATGAGATTTTATCAAATGATGAAAGTAGAAAAAAATATTTGATGTTAAATAATGATAGTAAAAGTATGTTTCAAGAGTTTTTAAAAAATATATTTAATAACACTCTCAAATCAAATAATTTAAAAAGATTTGGAATAAACATTACGAACAAAGATTATTCATACCTTGAAAATAATTTTTATGATGTAATTAATAGCCTTGACTTGACAGAACTAATGAACTTTTTTAAATCTGGTGAATTTCCTAAAAAAGATTTTGATTTAAATAATGCATGTTCAGATACTGATGTTAAATATTGGGATACTATGGATGCTCTTTATTTAACAAAATTACCTGTTGAATTGCAAAAACATAATTCACAAACTCTTCATATTAGTTTAAATATTACTTTAGAACAACTAATAAATAATGAAGAAAAAACAGTCATTGTTAAAAGAAAAATAGATGATGATTTTATTAATACTGAATTTAGTTTTAATTATAAAAATCAATTTATTATTTTCAGTGGAGGAGGCGATTCAAATACAGACTTAGTAGGTGATTTAATTATCAAGCTAAATTTACCTGAAAAGTATGATTGGCAAGATAATTTAATTATCTATCAACAATATATATCCCTTTATGAATATGTTTATGGTACCAATATAGTTTTTAAAATTGGTAATAAAAATATTGAATATACTAATTGGCTTCCATCTAGAGAAGGTAATATAATTCTTATAAATGAAATAGAAAATTGTAATTATAATTTTGCTATAAAATTATTACTTAAATATCAAGATAATGAAGTAAAGAAAACAGTTCTTAAAGAATATTTTGATTAAACATTTACTGAATTGATATCTTTATAAAAGCTAGCTAAAAATTTTTGTCCTTCTGAAAATGGAATTGTAGTACCATTTGTTTTTCCAAGAAGTTTAGCATTATTTATGTCTAATATAGTATTTTGACCATATTTAAGTCCTTCCTCTTTAAATTTATTATTTAGAAGAGTAAAAACCGCAGGTCTTGCTAGTGTTTTATCAGGTTCAATATCTAGATACTTTGCTAGAATTGGTGGAACTGTACACTCTTTATTAAAACCACCTATACTCTTTCCAGAACGTTTTCTTTTCTCTTTAGATGCAACCTTTACATCATTTAGATGAAGACTTGGTATCTTGTCAAAAAGTGTTTTTTGTTCTTTCCTATTCTTCTTCATTTTATAATTGAGTTCTTTTAACTTTTGTACGTAGTCCTTAATAATCTTTGCTTTTTCATCTCGAATATATGTTTCACTAGTACGAAGAGTTACGAGTTGTTCCCATTCTTCTGAAAATAATACAGGTTTCTTCGTTTTTTTAGTTGAAGTATTATCGATATCGGGTGTTTGTTCACTAACATCATCTACCGATGTAGATTCTTCAAACTTTACACTGACAACATTAGTAACTTCAGTCTGGTTATTAGCATTGGATTTCTTGTTATTTTTAGTTGAAGTATTATCGAGTATTTGTTCACTAACATCAGCTTGTTTATTAGCCTTGGATTTCTTGTTATTTTTATTTAATCTTGTATATTTAATCAAATGTAACCTCGATATTGGTTAGTTTTTTGGGTTCTAAACAATTTAAAGTACCCATATTATAATTCTTTACTTTTTCCTTTATATATCTTTTTGGTTTTAAATTACTATTAGGTTTCCTTATTTTTTTCTTGTTTTTATTCATATCTTGTTCTATTTTATCAATTTTATCATCAACATAATCTAATACATTAAAAGTTATAAACCATTTGAAAAAATTTAATTGTCCTATAGTAGTAATTAAACAGTCATTTTCTAAAAAAAATGGAATACGGTCACCTCTACTAAAAGGATCAAAATATTTCTTATTCCAAGCCTTCAATTGAGATTTATACGAAGAATGTACATTAAACATAAGTTCATTATTATCATCATTTAATTGATAGTTGATTCTATTTTTTTTAGAATAATTTGTTACAAAAAAATCAACAAGTCGTATTGATATATTACCATTAATTATATTTAGTAGTTTATTCCCATTATCATCTTTAGAATAAAATTGTTCCATACAATTTAATAACATATGTTCTTGAGATGTTATTCTCATATCCTTGAGTATTTTTTTGTTAAGAGATATAGTTTCTTTTGTCTCTTGAGAACTCATATAATTTATAATTATCATTAGTCTTTATATATCTATAATAATATTAATTATCATTTAATTTATTATCAGGACTGTCAGTCAAATCATTATCAGAACTGTCATTAGAAGAGTTGTTATTACTAGAGGTTGAGCTAAATCTAGTGTTAGTTTGAAGTTCTAAACTATCATTAATTTTATCTAATTTTAAATGACTTGTTTCCATATCAGATGGACCAATATTATTTGTTGACTTGATAAAAATAGATTCTGAATCTATTACATCATCTACATCATCTTCACTATCCTCTATAAACTTGTATCTATTTATTTCTATTGGACTAAATGAAATTAATATTGGTTTTAAAAAGATTCCAAACCCATTTTTATTAATCCATATAGCATGAATTTCAATAATCATTTTGACCCAACTATTTTTTGGTACTTCATTTATATTAATATAGTCTTTATTATTTAATTGTATCATAGTTTGAAAATCATTATTTTTAATTAATTTTAATCGAATCATACCATTAGTATATCTTTTATCATCCACAGTTCTAATAATTTCTTGATAATTAATTTCTTCGCTATCAAAATTTTCGAACCACCTTGATGAATTTATTCTAGCATCATATATTATTTTTTCGTCTAATTTTTTGAGAAATTTAACAAAATCATTTACTTTATTATTTTTCTTACCATGTAAAGGAACTTCTAAATTCCAATGATTACCATTTTTTACAGGGGAGTTAATATTTAAAAAAGTCGGAGTTTGAATAGCTAAATTCTTCAAACTATTTTTCTTTTTATATTTTAAAAAAACTACAGTTTTCTTCGAATTTGATTTTATATCTTTATATACAATATTTTCAAAATCTATATCAGAAATTTTAAACGGAACGTTATAAGATTGCATTATTAATTAATAAGTAATTTTTATTTAAATAAAAATTATTTATCGCATTATAAAGTTAATATAATAATTATTAATAAACTAAAATTTAAGCACTAGATTTCTTTCCTTTCTTAGTAACAGCTTTCTTTTGAACCGGTTCTTCGTCACTATCTTCAGAATCAGAATCTGATGAATCGGAATCATCTGAATCATCTTGCACAACCTTTGTAGCCTTTGTAGCCTTTGTAGCCTTTGTAGCCTT